TTGTATCAAGTGTAGGAACGCTTGATGGTAAAACTGATAATGGTTGGAAAGAAACATTATCTAAAATATCTGAAGCACATCCTGACAGCCACCTTGCAAATCAGTATGGTAGAAAATCAACAAAAGATACACAAATCGCTAACATGAGAAAAAAACACAAAAATAGAATATTAAAAGGTGGCGGTAGATAAATAGTAGTATGGCAGATTTTGATTTTTTAGACGGTTTTGATACAGGCGGCGATTGGGGGTTTACAGGTGTTTCTGAAAAACCATCAGACAAAGCAGTATCAGATTCAAAAGCAACAGAGCAGGTAGTTAAACAGACATCTGAAAGTGTCGGTAAGGCGGTCTCTGGTGAAATCATAACTAGACTAGAGAGTAAACTAGATAAAATACTCCGTGCTACAAATGAAGCAAAAGAAACAATAACTGCTAAGAACGAAACAGAATTAGAGATTGCAAAAAAACAAATGGATGATGAGTACGATTTACGAAAAGATAATCTTGGAAAAGATATGAAAACTAAATTTGCAAGTTTAGAAAAGTTAATCATTCCACTACTCATTAAATTAGCAAAGTCTCCAGAGGCGTACATACATTGGCCTAATAGAGCAGAAGTCATAGAAGCACAAGTCAAAAAAATAATAGCAATAACAAGAGGATAATCAATGGAATTATACCAAGTAAAGGTGGTAGCCGATGTTTATGCGGATTCAGATTGGGACCAAATTAAAAAAGACATGGTTATAGCATTTAAAGATAAAGACGGAAACCTAAAAGAAATGGTGCCAGGTAAGTATGAATCAATTAAAATCATATCAATTACTAATGACAGATATAAGATAAAAGACGCTTGACAAAATCTAAATAAGGTGTTATAATAGACACTATGAACAAATTAAATACTTTTATGCAAGAGAAGTATGATATGAAGTCTTTTAATCATACACCCTCTACAAAACTACTTCCCGAAATACATACTGAAACGATTAAAGGCAAACGCTTTTATGTTACACCAGAAGGTAAAAAATATCCATCAATTACAACGGTCTTATCAGGTCGAAATAAAGAAGGTATTGTCAGGTGGCGAGAATCAGTAGGTAATGATGTTGCAAATCAGATAATGAGAAGTGCCGCTAAAAGAGGAACTGCTGTACATCAATTAGTTGAAGATTATTTAAATAATACTGACCTATCTAAACAAGATGTATTACCTCTGGCATTATTTACTTTGTTAAAACCTGAACTAGATAATATAAATAATATAGTAATACAAGAGGGTGGACTATATAGTGATAAATGGGGTATCGCAGGAAGAGTTGATTGTATTGCAGAATATCAAGGCAAATTATCAGTAATAGATTTTAAAACATCCACAAAAGAAAAAAAAGAGGCATGGGTAGAAAACTATTTCATTCAAGGCTCTGCTTATTGTGAAATGTACGAAGAAAGATTTAACCAAGAAATTAATCAAGTTGTAATCCTCATAGTGACCGAAGATGGTGCGGTTCAAACTTTTATAAAAGATAAGAAAGATTATTTACCTTTGCTGAAACCAGCAATAGAGGAATTTTACAAAGACAATGAAACAAATATTTAAAAGTGTTTTAGGTACTATATTAATAATTTTATTTTTAGGAATAGTATATTCAGTACTTAATTCATTACAAGCAGAACCAAAACCAAATTATGATTTATCACGATTGACACCTAAACCTGTTCCACTATATTGTGGCGATACATCATTTGTATTTCAAACAGCATTTGAACTATTTGGTGAAGTACCGATTGCAGGTGCTGAAATCAGGAGTGCAGGTGATTTAAACAATCCTATTATAGGTGTATTAACATTTACATATAATAAAGAATGGAAAAAAGGAACTCTAATGATGACTTTACCAAGTCAATTTGAAACTTGTATATTAGGTTACGGAGTTAATTGGGAGTTTTTCCCATCATTAAAAGAGATTCTTGATGAAGGTAATGAGAGTAAGTAGTATGGACCTGGGTGCAATACCCAGCGCCTCCACCAATCCTAGATAGACCTTTAAGGGGGCGAAATAGGATCGACAGCTATTAGAAATCGTACTGGAGAGGGTAGTCCAAAGACTTTAAACTAAAATAAAAGCAAACTTTAATGAGTATGCATTAGCAGCGTAGGCTGTTAGGGGTTTGCCTGTACCTTGCAACAGAAACAGGCACCAGTTTCCTCTTGAATGAGGAATAAGAGCGGTCTTGGTGGAATAGGTAGACACGATACTAGACTACGAATTTAGTATTGTCCGCAAAGACATGAAGGTTCAAATCCTTCAGACCGTACCATAGAGGGTTAAGTATAGGAAGGACGGACCTATAACTCCGTCCGCCCTCACAACAAAGGAGAGTATATCATGTTTGAAGTAATTGATATTTTAATACCCATAGGCATATTAGTTTTATGTGTTTATGCAATCGGTTATATGTCTGGATCAGACGCCGCAAGAGAAATCTATAATCCTACAGTTAGAAAGAATGATATTAAATGATACATTTTTGTTTTGGTAATGGCAATTCACGAAAAGGAATAGACATTGAAAAATACAAAAAGTATGGTACAGTAGTTGGGTGTAATGCCATTTATCGTGATTTTACACCTGACATACTAGTTGCATTAGATTCAAGAATAAATCATCAGATTTATAGAAGTGGTTATTGTTTTGAGAACACGGCATATTTAGGATACTGGACACCTATACCAAGTGTTGTTGCTGAAGATATGCTTATGACACAAAAAGGTAGAGTTGATGTAGAGTTTAAGGGGTGTGATGAGGCAGTATATCATGGTGAAGATGGTGTATTTACTTTCATACAAGGTATGGGTAAAAACCCAGGTATAACCTATGTAACTGGTACAAAAAAAGATAAGGTAAAAAGTATAGAACCAACGATAGATAAGTTTGCTTATGCTACAGGTACTAGATCGATTTATCTTTCATGTGAACTAGGGGCAAAAGAAGTTTATATTATTGGTCATGATTTATACTCAAAAGATGGTAAGATAAATAATGTATATGCAGGTACCGATTGTTATGCTAAAAAAGATGCTGATTATGCAAGACCTGATAAACCAGATGAAACATTTAATTGGATTACACATCATAAACATACATTTGATTCATTTAAAGATATAAAATTTTATAAAGTTAATCCTAACGACAATATCATTAATGTTAGAGTTGACGAATGGGAAGAGTGTAAAAATTTAGAGTATATGACACTCTCAGAGCTTGACGAAAAGTTTAAAGTGTAGTATAATAGAACAATGATAATAACACCAAATAAATTTGCATTACTAATAGAAGAAACAGTTAAAACTAAACGAATGAGTTATATGGAAGCAATTATTTTATATTGTGAAAACAATGGCATTGACCCAAGTAACACAAAAGCATTGATTAACAAAACATTAAAAGAAAAGATAGCATTTGAGGCACAAGGTCTGAATATGTTAAAAGAAAAAACAGCAAAGTTACCAATATAAGGAGAAAAATGTTAGAAGTAGTAATTATGGCATACACGATTTCAATAGTCGGCGGTATACTAATACAAGCAGCAGGAATACAATAAGGAACAGATGAATGGTTTTGAGGTATATAAAATCTATTTGGCAATCAAACTCCACTTCACAAGTAAAAACCAATCTTACGACTTTCATAAACACAACGG